CTTTAGAAACGGATCTACTGTTCAGCTTGGTGGTATGGACAAGGCCTCGCGTATCATGTCGTCAGAATACGATATCATTTATATACAAGAGGCAACCGAACTTAGCGAAGATGATTGGGAGCATCTTACAACAAGGCTCAGGAACGGTAGGGTCAGTTTTCAGCAGCTCATTGCCGACTGTAACCCTTCAGCCCCTACACACTGGCTCAAGGCTCGTTGTGATACTAAATCGGCGGTACTGCTCGAATCGCGACACGAGGACAATCCAGTTCTTGTTGACCCAAATGGCAAACTAACGACAAAGGGTAGCTCTTACCTGTCAGTCTTGGACGCGCTAACGGGTGTACGGTATCAGCGGCTCAGGAAGGGTAAGTGGGCTGCTGCCGAGGGTCTGATCTACGAGGACTTTGATTCCACTATTCACTTGATAGATTGCATGCCTGACGGTTGGGAAAGCTGGCCCAGGTATTGGGGTGTAGATTTCGGTTTCACCAATCCGTTCGTTTGCCAATTCTGGGCAGAAGATCCTGATGGCCGTTTGTATCTCTACCGTGAACTGTATCAAACAAAGCGGACGGTAGATGTACATGCGGCCGTTATTCTCGACGCTGTAGCCCCCGTACAGACCGAGGGTTCAAGCCGCAGCGGGCGTACCTGGACAGAGCCTCGACCTCGAGCCGTTGTGTGCGATCACGATGCTGAGGGTCGTGCCGTGCTAGAGCGCGAGCTGGAACTTTCTACCGTGCCAGCACACAAGGCAGTAAGCGAGGGTATACAGGCAGTCCAGGTACGTCTTAAGCCAGCCGGAGATGGGCGTCCAAGACTGTTTATTCTGAGGGGCGCCTTGCTACGGCGTGACAACGAACTCGCTGAGGCTAAGAAGCCGACATGCACCGAAGAGGAGCTGCCTGGTTATATCTGGGCCGTAAAGCCTGGCACGGGGGGTGCTACCGCAAAGGAAGTACCCGTTAAGGAAGATGATCACGGCATGGATGCAATGCGTTACGTTGTTGCACATCGTGACCTGCGTGGTGGAGGGTACGGCGGAAGGGTGTTGCGGCTATGACTGAGATTACGCACAGGATTGCGTTTGGTACAGGTAAACGTCGCCAGTACGATCGCACCAAAGCCCTGTGGAACCTGACAGGTTCCGTTCTTTCCGCTTTTGTACGTCCGCACCGGGCGAGTTTGAAGCGCCTTACCGATATGCCATTGACAGTTGCAGGTTGGTGCTTCCTCTCTACTGCAGCCTTCGAGCTGAACACAATTGTCGGGCTTGCTGCCAGTGGAGTTTGTCTGATGCTTCTTGAGCGACAGATTTCAGATGATGTCCAGTGAGGAGTGGTCTAGAACGTCTTAGGTACGCCATCGGCGATCGGTCGAAGCAGTCACAGACTCCTGTTCCGTTTGCTACGCGGGTCGGAGTTCAGGGCATCATGCAGCACTACTACTCACAGAATCGTACTACTCAGCTCCGGATGATGAGCTCTATCGGTGAGATGTTCGGCATCGTTAGTCTCTGTGCGTCGTCCACTGCTCGGGTCAACTGGTGTTTGTACCGTAAGCAGACTGTTGACGGTCGTAGGCGTTATGCAACTGGAGATACCGGTCCTGATGAGCGAGTCGAAGTTACTCGCCATCCGGCACTCGATCTATGGAACAGGCCTAACGATTGGTTTACACAGCGAAGCTTTGTCGAGAGGTTCTCACAGCATCTTGAACTAGCGGGTGAGGGAGCGTGGGTGATCATGAACCCTACGAAGAGCCTCCCGCTGAGTATGTGGCCCGTACGCCCTGATCGACTAGAGCCTGTTCCTGATCCTGATAACTTCCTTTCGGGTTACATTTACTACGGGCCACAGGGCGAGCAGATACCGCTCGAAACGTGGGAGTGCATCGGGCCACCGAGTCTTGCATTTCCAAATCCTGAAGATCCGTATCATGGTCTCTCTCCTGTTGCTAGTGTGCTGACGGCAATTCGTAATGCACAGTATGCGGGTCAGTGGTCGATGAACTACTTCGCGAACAATGCAACTCCTGGCGGCATCATTGAAGTTCCTGGTAATTGGAACGATGGCGAATGGGATACCTTTGTTGACAGTTGGAGAGAGAGTCACCGAGGTGTAAGTGCTGCTGGAGTTGTAGCCACACTTGAGAACGGTGCCAAGTGGAATAACGTTACGCAGACTATGCATGATATGCAATTTGCAGAGCTTCGTCAGGTATCCCGGAATGAGATCCGTAGCGCATGGCGGATGCACTCATCGATGCTGGGTCTTGTCGAGGATGTGAATCGTGCTAACGCTGAGACGGCTCAGGAGGACTTCGCGCGCTGGCTTGTCACTGACAGGCTAGACCGGATCAAGGACGTACTGAATCACCAGTACCTCTCACTATGGGGTGCGCAGAACGTTGAGCTGTACGAGTTTGATTACGAAGATCCGGTTCCTGACAACCGAGAAGCTGACAACGCGGAGCTGACGGCTAAGGTCAACGCTTGGGTCGCAGCTGTAGGAGCTGGTGCAGATCCTGACTCTGCTGCAGAGATGGTGGGACTCCCATCAATCAAGATGAAGGCTACCGCTCCGGCCCCTACAGCTCTTCCATCACCTGACAGTGTTCCAGCTCTCCCAGCTCCTGATCCCACGGCTGAAGAGCTAGCCACAATTACCAATGCACTACGTCAGGAAGAGATAGCAAAGCTTGAAGACCTGATGTCGGAGACCTTCCGCAGCGCAATGCTTAACGGCCATAAGAAAAGAGATGGGTTGGTGTCCAGTGAGTAGATCGCCACGCCAGACCTATGATCGCTGGCGTCGGGGTGTCAGCGCATTTCAGCGACCTACAGAATCGGGCTTTGAGATTGTTGCCAAGTCTGATGGTCCTACTCAGGTGTTGATCTTTGACGAGATCGGTTTGTGGGGCATTACCTCTAAAGACTTTGCCAAGGAGCTGTCGGACGTTAAGGGCCCCATTGAGGTGCATATCGACTCTCCTGGTGGGAGTGCGTTCGAAGGCATTGCGATCTATAACACCCTGAAGCAATACAAGGGAGCTACAGCCGTCATTATCGATGGGCTTGCTGCCTCTGCTGCTAGCTTCATTGCACAGGCCGCCGATCCTGGTGAGCTCTCGATGGCCTCGTACAGTGCCATGATGATCCATGACGGTGAAGCTTTCTTGTACGGCAACGCTGCGGCCTTTGTGAAGCAGGCAGAAGAGCTGAACAGGGCATCAGACAATATCGCCAACATCTACGCCGACCGTTCCGGTAAAACAGCTTCCGAGATGCGTGACCTAATGCGTGCTGAGACCTGGTTCTATGACCAGGAAGCAGTAGACGCCGGTCTGGCTGACAAGGTGCTGGACGATGGCGATAGCACTGAGCCTGTACCACAAAACTCTGCAAAGTCGCCGCAGGGGCAGCTAGAAGAAGAGTTCTTGGGTGATCTTTCCAAATTCGACCCAATCGGGAACAGGAAGAACAAGGGCCCTGTGGACCCCGAAGGTTTCCGGTCCGGCGCTGATGACGAGACCGACTGGTCAACCGTATCGGATATCCTCCGATCTGGCCTGGAAGGGGCTGAAGCATGACGACGATAACTACTATTCCAGAGACGGCCGAAGAACTGGAGGAGATGCTCAGCGACAACAAGCGGATGGCGCCGCTGTTCGCTCAGCTCCAGAAGGGTAACGCTGGCCCGTTTCAGGAGTTCGTCAAGGCGTACAAGAACAAGGTGATGATTAACGATCCAACTCTGATTCAGCAGGTGACGGAGCAGACCCAGGCTACCCTCGCTGACGCTTTTCGTGTTGACGCACGCAGCGTCAAGGTAGATATGTCCTCTAACGGCCAGCTGCAGGTCGGGGGCAGTCTTTCTCCGAGTCGCAGTAAGGGTGCTGCGTATAACAAGGCAGCTCTTGGTGCCATCCTGGAGAACAGGGTGACAGGCGACGACAGATTCACGTCTACCGGTGAGTATCTTCAGGCTGTTAAGGAGCATCACTCAGCTAGTGGTTCTGTAAACCGTGATGCGCTGATGGCCAAGCTCGCCCTGGTCAAGAAGTTCATGGCGTCGCAAGAAGTACGGAACAGTTTTGGCGGTGAAGACCCTGGAGCAGGCGGCTTCCTGTTCCCAGAGTCTTACAGGTCTCAGATCATGACGCAGGCAGTCGAGCAGGCAGTTGTGCGACCACGTGCACAGGTGTACGCGATCGGCGCAGGTTCTCGACTTGTGCTTCCTGGTACTGACGACACTAGTCACGCTTCTTCACTATTCGGTGGCATTACGCTGGCCCGTTCGGAAGAAGGAATTGCCATCGCAGAGAGCCAGGCCAAGTTCCGGCGCATCGTCCTTGATGCCACGAAGCTTGCTGGCCTCTTCAAGATTCCCAACGAGACGCTGACAGACGCAGTGGGTCTCACGTCGTGGCTCGACAACAACCTGCCAGGTGCGCTGGCGTGGTTCGAGGACGTTGACTTCATGCTCGGCGACGGAGTCGGTGGTCCGCTCGGGTTCATCAACTGTCCTGCAGCGTACAGCTCGGCAGCTGAAGCAGGCCAGCCTTCCGCTACGATTGTGGTGGAGAACCTGGCGGACATGTACGCCCACATGCTTCCGTCGTCGATGGGCAGCGCCGTATGGATTGTCTCACAGGGCGCTACGGTGAAGCAGCTGCTCACGATGGCACTGTCGGTCGGTACTGGTGGCTCTCCGGTGTTCCTCGTTAACGGTGGCATCCAGGACGCCCCCAACCTCTCGATCTATGGTCGTCCTGTCATCATATCCGAGAAGTGCAGCGCTCTAGGCCTCGTAGGTGACGTCAACTTCGTAGACCTCAACTACTACGCCATCGGCGATCGGCAGACGCTTGCGGTATCGACCTCGAACGACCGCTACTGGGATCAGGACATGATTGGGTTCAAGATCACTGTTCGCAACGATGGTCGTCCGACAGTGGCGCAGACCCTGACGCTGAAGAACGGTCAGCTCGTCTCTCCCTACGTCCAGCTCGCCGCGAGGCCGTAACGATGAATACGACAGACATCCACGAGCTTACCGCAGTTGACGTCAAGGTTCCGAACGGCACCGTCGATGTCAAGACGTACGGTGACGCTATCAAGGTAGCTATCGAACGTAAGCTCCTGGAAGTGCTCAGCCGCGAGGAGACGACTCTTCTCACAATGGACGAAAGGCCATTCGCCACTGTGCTTCCGATCGCCGTGGAGATCGACAAGAAGGAGAAGTACCTGCTCCACTTCTCGCACGACCCAACAGAGTGTTACTACACCTGCTGGAGGCATGACCGATCAAAGGCAATGGAAGAAAAAGTAATTAATCCCGTCCAGACGGACTCAATGGCCGGCAGTAGCGCCCCGGCCGGGAAGTAGGTAAAAAGTGGCAGGAGTAGAGGCGCTCGGTCGCCTGAACAACGTGGTTCCGATTGCAGCTGGTCGCGGTCTCCGGTTCGACAAGTGCTCCGGGTACCTGTTCGTGTGCACCGGAAACGACACGTTCACGGTGACGGTAGCCAACGGATTTGCGGGCTCGTATGCAACTCCGGGTAACATTATCACGAGGACGTGGACCAACACTGCAACCAACGGTTCAGCTGCATGGGTCAAGGCGGTCCAGGCAGCATCCAACGCAGTGGTTATCGCTTCAGGGTCTGTAGCATTCCACGTACTTGCGACGCAGCTGCCTGACGTGAAGAACTACATCAAGGTATCCGTCGGTGCATCCGGTCTGGTGTTCGCCGTCCAGTACGATCTTCTGGAGCAGCGGGTGCCCGAGAACCTTGCGATTGTGAGCGCCTGATGACAACCCTAATTGCTAACAAGGACGTTCGCACCATCGCACTCGGTATCAACGTTTCGAGGGCAGCTGCGGTTGCACCGACTGTAGCCCAGTCGCCACAGAACATCTTCACGATTAGCGGTGGCCGCATCATCGTGGTCTCGCTGATCGGTGAGGTCACAACCGTGTTCGACGGTACTGCATACACCCTCAAGGTTTCTGGTGCCCCGACTACAGGATCTGCTGTTGACTGGTCAGCAGTCTCAGGATCGCTCGCATCGCTGCAGGTCGGGGGCAAGGTCACTCTACCTGCTGCTGCTGCGACCGCTCTGGTTTCCGGCAACGCTGGTGGTGTGATTGCCAAGCAGGCAGCGTGGGTCGCTGCGATCGGAACCATTACACTCACTGGCTCCGCAACCCAGACTGGAGCACTGAAGTGGGACCTGACTTACGTCCCGCTCGATGTCGGCGCTCAGGTGGTGGCTGCGTAGCCAGGAAGGAGTAGGTAGAACACCGTGGCGAAGAACACCGTGGCGGGATACTCCGACGGATCAGACAAGGACCCCGACTACGAGCCATTTCCGGAGCAAGAAGAGGGTCCGGAGCAAGAAGAGGGTCCGGAGCAAGAAGAGGGTGATCAGCCATCGTCATGGGACGAGAGCTCAGCGCCTTCAGAGAAGACGCTGAAGAGCACCTCAGACAGCAGCGACAGCAAATCCCACGTGCCTGTCCCAGACCAGGATGCGGAGAGCCACTCGTCGGAGGACAGGGCGGAATCCTCAAGTGCAAGTGGGACGGGTGGGAGTACCCAAGGGACTACGACCCGGAAGTCGACGCAGGGTTCTAAGAGGTAGGCGATGTGGGACTGCGAGCAGTGCGGCAGCAAAGGGAATCTGACTGAGAGCGTCTGTCCCAACTGTCTGAAGGAACGCTACCGGAAGAAGACGGTGACTTTGGAGCCTCAGATCGAGGCTCCTCTGAAGTCGACCGAAGTCAAGAAGGACAAGTAGACGTGAGAGCCGTGTCCGAGCTGAAATTCAGGGAAGGTCGTAGTACACCAGCCCTGGGACTGCTTAGCAGCTCGGCCGCGGCTCTCGCCCAACTAAAACGACATCTAAAACAGAGGCAGGGCCACCCACGGGCCCTGTGGAACCCGCTTGCAGTTCCGCCAAGTTCATCGAATCGTAAGATAGATAGACGCTCAGGGCGTCAGCTCTACATACGAAGACTTAGCTGCCGCTTTAAAGTAGTTTGGTGAGCTCTAACTAAGTCTAACTAACGATTTTAACGAGCTAACTCAAGAGCTTTGAAGCTCAGTGAAACAAGTCGTCAGGAACCAACTGAATAAGTTTGTGCCCATCAGGCTAACGTAGAAAGCAGTCGAGACCGTGGGTGTTTGGTACGCGACAAGAGAAGAAGTGAAGTCTGCTTCAGACTTCAAAGAGGTTGCACGTAACAACGCACAAGTTGACCGGGCGATCGAGAATAGCTCTCGCTCGGTTGAGCAGCTTTGCAACCGTGTCTTTTATCCCACAGACGCTACTCGGACGTTTGACTGGCCAAACTTTCGGCGCACGTGGCCTTGGAAGCTCTACCT